AAACGGTATTTCCGTAATTATCCTAGATTCAAAAACTTCTTTTTTACCACTAAAGCTGGTCCCAATGGCCGAGCGTTCTTTACTTGATTAGATGACCTTAAAGGTTTATCTGAATCAATGAAAGAACATATCTCAGTCGTTGGGGGACAAACTTTAAGAACAATTATTGAAGATTGAGATAAGATGTTATCAATCCATCCTACTTCAGTTGGACTGAATCCCTATACACGTAAAGTGGTAGGAATACAAGCACCTGAGGGTAAGACTAGAGAGATAGCTATATTAGATTATTGATCACAAAATAGCTTAAAGCCACTTCATGATTATATATTCAATATACTTAAAACAATTAATCAAGATTGTACTTTCGATCAGGCAAGTTTCTTACAAAAAATTGATTTTAAAACTAAAGAGTTTAACTCTATAGACTTAAAATCAGCAACAGATCGATTCCCTATAAAACTAATTTCAAAAGTGCTTAGTTATCACTTAGGATCCCAATTCGTAAAGAGTTGGGAAGCTATTATGGTAGGTACTCCATTTTGATGTCCTAACTTAAATAATTTTATCAATTATTCAGTCGGAAATCCAATGGGGGCTTACTCATCATGAGCATCCTTTGCGTTAACTCATCATTTTGTAGTATATTGGGCTTGTAAGAATGTTGGTTTAGAGTGAAGAACAGCCGAGTATGTTCTATTAGGCGATGATATTGTAATAAACAACAATATTATAGCTAAAGAATATAAACGGTTATTAAGTCAACTAGGAGTAGAAGTCTCGATAAACAAAACTCATGAAAGTTCAACTTTCTTAGAATTTGCAAAGAGACAAGTATTTCTAGGAACTGAAATAAGTTCATTCCCTCTACCCGCAATCTTAACAAACTACAATCATATACCAATGATGATATCTGATTTAATGTTCATAAATAATAAAGGTTGAACCTTTGATATTATGAAATTTATCGAACATTTCGCACTGAGAACAATAAAACAAAGATCAAAAATAAAAGTAAAACTTTTAGAATGATCATCTGTATTTAATTGAACTCA